GTTCGGTGACCCCGCAGGAACGAAGATCGTCGACGCCAGCGCAGCCACCGAACTTGCAGGTGGCCTCTACACCTACACGCTCTCCTCCAGCAACTCCTCCGCTGGCGAGTATGTCGCGATATTCAAAACAACCGACTCCGCGGTTGACGCGCAACACATCCCCAGCCTCTGGTCCCTCGGACGCGCCGGAGTCGAAAACCTCGACGCCACCATCTCCAGCCGCCTCGCTGATGCCAACTACACCGCGCCCACAGCCGCGCCCACCGTGGCAGACATCCGCACCGAACTCGCCACCGAACTCGCCAACCTCGACGCCGCAGTCAGCACCCGCGCCACGCCTGCCGACATCCCGGCCAGCGACATCACGGCCGTGAAAGCGAAAACGGATCTGTTGAACACCGACCGCCTAGCCAATGTGGCGACGACGAACATCGTTGGAACCCTCCTCGCCCAGGCTCACTCATGACCGGCGAGAACATAAAAACCGCCGCCCCGCACACATTCGAGGCAACGCTCACCGAAACACTTGTTATTTTGGCTCAATGAAATGGCATTGGTTTGACTCAGAGGAAGAAGCTAAACAACTTTTATGAATACTGATCCACAAGGACTCTCATCTCACGGAACTGGCTTTGCCGGGGCGATACTTGGAATGGCATCAGCAATTGTTTCCATGTTACCACACTTAGAATTATGGCTTAGAATAGGAGCGGCAGGATTCGGAATGCTGGCTGCTATTGTATCAATTTTTGTTATGCTAGAGAAGCGTTACATCGAAAGAAAAAATAAACAATGAAACTATCGTTAACGATAATCTCGGCGATACTGCTTTCCTCCTGTGTGAGCATACCGATACCGCCAACTGGTCAGAACCAAGGAAAACTTGGCTCTATCAGACTAGCGGTGTCGTATGTTCCATACCAGAACCCAAACCGAGAAGCTGACGCCAATGTAGTTTATGCTTGGCAGCACTTCTCCAAAACAATAAAAGACAAATAATATGAAAATCGTAAACATCGTATTGCAACGCCTGTCCGAGAATTCGACATGGCGTGGAATCATCCTCGTAGCAACTGCTCTTGGAGTTAAACTTGACCCAGAGCTTCAGAACCAAATCCTCGTCGCTGGCTTGGGATTGGTTGGACTCATCAATGTAATTCGTAAAGGCAAGTGACTAGGGCTGAGATAGAGAGTATGCAAGCCCGTGTTGGCGCAAAGCCAGACGGGTGGTGGGGGCCAAAGAGTATGGCTGCTCTAAAGAAGCACCTTGCTGTCATGTCCCCAAATCCTCCTATCTCACCAAAGCCTACCACAAAAGCCTGCACAGAGTTCTTCGGAAAGCCGGGACAAGTTCCTATCGTCCGAATCAATGCTCCATACAAGATGTATCTGTATGACGGGCCAGAGGTGATCAGCGGGATTCCTATCCACGCCAAGTGCGCCGAAAGCCTCATAGAAATCTTTGAAGACTTGCTAGACATCTACATGACTCCAGACTCAAGGAGCGCGGCAGGTATCGACAAGTTCTTCGGAAGCTATGTGAATCGACCACAGCGCGGCGGATCAGAGCCAAGCAAACACGCATGGGCAGCGGCAATCGACCTAGATGCCAGCAACAATGGTCTGCATACAGTCTGGCCTACAAGATCACGGATGCCCCTACAGGTGATCGAGGTCTTCGCGCAGCATGGGTGGATCAACCTTGGGGCGGTGATTTTTCGTGACGCCATGCACTTTCAATTCAGCCAATAAATCATTTGACTTAACCCAAAACTATCGTTAACGATAAAACTATGAGTTGCGGAAATTCCAGAAGTTCTAAATGCAATCCGTGCGGCCCAAGTGAGGCGGCAATGAATGAGATTGTAAATCGCGCAGCTTACTACGCTCGCATCGCTGTAGAAGCCGCAGGAGGATCAACGGGCGGCAAAGCACCAACTGGTGGAAATACCTTTGGAGTATTCTACGAGAATGACCAAGTAATGGTAACAGACTACACTATCACAGAAAACCGCAATGCAATGTCAGCAGGGCCAATCACAGTAAACTCTGGAGTAGTATTGACAATCCCAGCAGGAAGCGTTTACACAATCGTATAATATTATGTCACTAATTCTCGACGGAACAGCAGGTTTGTTTGGCAATGTAACTGGAGGAGACATCTCTGGAAACATCATTGGACTGAACGGAAATTCTATTCCAGTAACTTCTACAGGAAGCACGACCGCTCGTTCATTGGCTAACAGGTTTGCTGATGTGGTGAATGTTAAAGACTTCGGCGCGGTTGGTGATGGAGTTACTGATGATACCGCTGCGATTCAAGCTGCGATTAATAGCCTTTCAAGCGGAGGAACTGTTTTACTTCCATGTGGAATTTACAAAACATCTTCTGCAATCAATGTTTCAATTGCTGGAATTATTATTGCTGGGGAAAATAGATCAAAAACAATTATCAGAACTACTTCTGCTACATCAAATGTAATTGTTTTAAACGCAGGAAATGTCGGAATATCAAATTTAAGAATCGAACACGCTGTAACAAGGACGGCTGGATCAAGTATTTCAATCACAACAAGCGCATCAAAAATCGATGTGTATCAAGTTGATATTGTGGCTCCTTTTATTGGAATCTCAATTCCTAATATTGCTATTGCAAAGTTTGAATCTGTTGATATTAATGGCGCGGTTGCAACTACTGGCAAAAGCATTGTTGTTACTGGAGGATTTGCAATAAGTTTTGTTGACTGCATATTTAGAAATGATCCTGCGGCAAGACCAGCAAGCCACATTCAAATTGAAAATGTTGAAGACATTATTTTCAGCAAGTGCCAATGTATCAGCGGTGGCATAAACATGAATGTAATCCCCGGATCAGGGCAAGCTATTGGTTTGCTTTGGTGCAACGATTCACAATTTGACGATGCTGCAACCGCAAGCATTAGACTGGCTCCAGCCACAGGTGGTGCGGTTAACGAGGTCACAATTAATTCCCCTTGGATTAAGGGAACAACTAACGATGTATTAGCAACAACCGCTGGAGGTGGAACCATTTCTTCTTTGCAAGTTTCAAATAGTTTACTTGTTGGAACAGGAGAGGGAATTACATCCTACGGAGCATCCAATTTGATACTAAACGGAAATAAGATTGGCAATCATACTGCTGCAATCTCATTAAACGACACATCGGGAGCGGTAATTACTGGAAATGTTATTGGTTCACATGGATTGTATGGTGGAAATACTCTTGCAATTTACCTTGGAGGCACAACATCTAATGTAATTGTATCAAACAATGATATGCGTTCAAATATAACTGGAATAAATGATTCCAGTGCAAGTCCAGAAACAAATGTTTTCCATTTTAATTCTGGAGTTGGAGGATCAATTACTCCATTTACAGTCCCTTCTGCAGATTGGGGAATTGACTTTTCAAAGCGTAGTGGTTTTACAATCGCAGCATCTGGAACATATCTATTAGGTATAGGGTCTGGATTAGTGTTGCTTCACAACAATTCAACAGGTGATCTTGCAATGTTTTTGGCTTTTGCTGGCACAGTTACGAAGGTATCTGGAGCAGCAAGCATTGTATCTGGTGCTGCTGGAGCAAATCAAATCGGTTTGTCATATAACGGAGGTTCTGGAAAATATGAAATTTCAAATGGATATGCCTCGTCACAGCAAGTTTATATTTGCACTATAAAAACACGATCTGCATCTTAATTTAAAAAACAAACATGAGCGCAAACATTAAAGCATCAGTATGAGTCTAATCAAATCCAACGCAGTCCAGATCGGACAATCAGGAACAGCAACTCAGAATTTCACGCTGGCAGTCCCATCGTCACCAGACGGCACGATTAAGCTGGCACGGGGCAATGCTGGAGCAACTACGCAGGATGTGATTAGTGTAGATGCAAGCGGGAATGTTTCGTTTGCTGGAACAACTGGTCTTGGCAATATCAGCAACTCGACTGCGATTGCTACTGGTAGCACGACTGCTCGTTCGCTCGCCAACAGGTTTGCTGATGTGGTCAATGTCAAAGATTTTGGTGCGGTAGGTGATGGCGTTGCGGATGACACTGCTGCGATTCAAGCTGCGATTAATTTTGCATCAGCAAACGATCTTGGCGCAGAAGTGTTTTTCCAGCAAGGAACATATCGCACAACTTCAGTAATAAACATCACTGGAGCAGTAACTATACGGGGTGTGTATTCTCGTGCATTAAAACTAAACACAACTCCCAAAGGTGGCGGAACTTGGTTTTATTTAGATCACACAGGAAAAGGGTTTTCTATGATAACCCCCGGTGGCTCAGTGGTTGGAGATATTTACTTTTCAAATATTGGCACATACCGAAATCAACCAACCCCTGCATCTGGATGGGTTCCAAATCCGCATGATTACGATTTTTGGCTACAGGGAGCGCAGGATGTAACATTTGATGATGTTATACTTTTGAATGCCACAAAAGGCATCTCCAGCACAAGCAGTGGTGGAAGATTAAATTTTTACAAACTTAGAGGACAAGTTTTTGAAAAGGGAATCTATCTTGATGGAGTGTATGATGTGTGTCGATTCGACCAGATTCATTTCTGGCCGTTTTGGTCACAAAACGCAAATGTTGTTGCATACACAAAAGCAAATTTGAATGCAATATCTTTGCTAAGATGTGACAACCCAATGTTGTCAAACATTTTTATATATGCATCATTGAATGGGGTTTTAATATCTCAAGGTGCAGCAGGAACCACATTGAAATTTCATTTAGTAAATGCTGATTTTGATGAAACTGCAACTGGAATACATTTAGATTCTTCTGTTGTTGGGGCAACAATGCAGATTGAAAACTTCACACATCTCGGCAGTCCAATTCCAAATTCGAGAGCAGTGTTTATTGAAGGAAGTTTAAGCAATCTTTCCTTTGGCTCTCTTAGGACATCTGGATGCTCACAAGAAGCAGTGCGAGTATCGGGAGCCTCAAACACTGTAAATATCGGGGAATCTGTTGTAGATGCTTGGGCAACAGCAGGTGGGGCCATCAATGCTTTTTTTGTTTCAGCAACCAGTCGCATCAACTTTGCAATTCCACCTGTGCTTGGGGTAAATGGTGGAACTGGATTGCCATTCAATATTGGTGGTAACATTTCTTCTGGAAGGTGGCTTGACTGGACACCAGTAATTACAGCGCAGAGCGGAACAATTGCTGCATATACAGCAACTGGAAAATACAAGGTTCAAGATTTGACTGTTTACTATCAGATTGAAATAAATATCTCAAACAACGGAACTGGTGCTGGTGCTGTAATTTCTTCACTCCCAATTTTTGTGCCGTTGCTATCTGGTGTTGGAAATGGAAGAGAAATTTTACTTACTGGAAAATCACTTACAGTAACACAAATAGCACTTGCAACTACAATGTCTATTTTGAATTATGATAATACATATCCAGCAGCAAGTGGATGTAGGTTAATATTAAATGGTAGTTATATTATTGGATAATTAAATATGAACATCAACGACTACACCAAAGACAACCCCGATTACGAAGTTGAGCAACAACGCTGGGAAAAAGAAGGTTATGATATTTAAACTATGAGCGCAAACATTAAAGCATCAGTAGACGGAACACACGCAATCATCGGGGTAGGTGGCGTAGACCAGATGACAGTGAGCAACGCTGGCGTAGTAACGGCAAATAGCTTCGTAGGGGCAATAAGCAATGCCAATGTAACTGCGACTGGATCGACTACGGCAAGGACATTGCAAGATCGCTTTGCTGATGTAGTCAATGTGAAGGACTTCGGCGCGGTTGGGGATGGAACTAATGCTACCGCTGCGTTTAATTTAGCTGCGGCTACAGGAGCTTCTGTTTATATTCCGCTAGGGACATATTTAATAACTGCTGCAACATCTTCCGCTAAATGGATTTTAGGAAAAGGCGTTGTTATCTCAGGGCTTCCTAATGTTGGAACTGCTGGAGGGGGTGTAATGGATACATCTCGACTCACGGGTTCAATCATTAGTGAGAATGCTGGAGGTGAAGCAGTCTTGCGCGTTGGTGATTCTGACCCTTGGCTAACAAGAGGCATCCGAGATGCTGCCGAATATCTTTCTACATTCATTGCGAGTTCGTCTGGCGGGGATATTGCGGGTTGCTTTTCATCGCGTTCAAGCGATGATCCGACACAGAACAGTAACACTATCGGTGTTGCATCGTTTGGTGTAAACGACAACACTACAAATCCTGAGTCTGCGTGGTCTATTTATACAGAGACTGTGCGTTTTGCTGATGCTGGGCCAGCATTTGGCGCAGAAATGGATTTTGTCAATCTTGGTAATACTAATAATTTAACTCCGTATAGCACAGTAGACTCAAATTCACCAGCAAATTCACCAACTGCAAATTTATGGTTATCGTGTGGTGGCGGCGATTCGGGACTTGCTGCTGGTTCAAATAATATTTCGGCAGCTATCGTCACACTGCCAAACATTAAAAAATTTAATGTTGGATGGGTTGTTCGCAATAACAGCATTGAATCAACTAATATTATTCTTGCACCACAATCTTACAAATATACATGGAACGATCCATCTGATCGGGTGTTGTCCACGGTAGATAATCGTCAACATTTCCGTGCGGTTTATAGCGATACATTAACCGACACGGTAGCTGACATTACCCGAAAATACAAAGCAGATGGAGTAAGCGCAACAACAGCAAATGACGTAATTTACAGTGAAGTTTTCCAAGGAGTGGCTATTGGAGGATCAACATTTAATGGTGCTGGAACTTATGTGATTCAATCATCAGATTTCTCAGGGGGGTCTGCTACTTTTACTCTTGGGTTATACGCAGCTAACCAAGTAGGCGGCACAAGCAGTGTAGGTTTAAATTCATCAGGGGCTGGTAATTTTGCTCCTCTTACTTCAGATAACGTACTAACGCTTGGAACCGCAGCGCATCGTTTTTCTGTTGTGTTTGCTGGCACTGGAACAATCAACACATCCGATTCCCGTGAAAAGCAAGACATTGAAGACCTGTCTGAAGCAGAATTAAGAGTTGCCATAAAATTAAAATCTTTAATCAAAAAATTCCGATTTAAAGATGCAGTTGCCGAAAAAGGTGATGCAGCCAGAATCCATGTTGGTGTAATGGCTCAGAACGTAATAGAAGCGTTTGAGTCAGAAAACCTTGATGCAATGAAGTATGGGATGTTGTGTTACGATGAATGGGATGCAACTGAAGAAGTAAAAGATGACAAAGGCACTATTTTAATTAGTGGAAGGAAGTCTGGCAACAGATATGGAGTAAGATACGAAGAACTTTTAGCATTTATCATTTCAGCAATTTAAACTATGAGCGCAAACATTAAAGCGTTTTGAAAAACTATCTTAACATTTCTCATATTCTAATCTGCCTTGCGTTCCAAGGAATCGGATATGCTCTGACAAAGAATCCATTTATCGGAGCTATTGCAGGGATGTTCTTCTTTGCTGGCAGGGAAATATCTCAAGCCGAGTATAAGAACATTGAAGCATCTGAAAGCAAGTTAAGGAAAGATATGAGTGTGTTGGGTGGGTTCAATCCAAAATACTGGACGCTTAAAGCACTACTTGCAGACTTGACAATCCCTTCGCTACTAGTAATAACAATTGCAATAATCTTACAAAAACTATGAGCCTCTGCACACCTTGCACTCCTTGCCCACCATGCGATTCGGAATATCCATTGTTGTGCGAACCACTTGAGACGACAGCTAATGGTAAACGATTGGTAGTAGAAGACTCTGCTGCCTGTCAGAAAACCATCCAGACACCAGTTGCCCAACAAGTCTTGAAGACTGATGGTGCAAGCACTCTGACTTGGACGAATGGAGCTAACAATACTGTCCTAGCTAAATCATCTACTGGAACTGTAGAGTTTGCTACGATTAATAGCGTTCTTCAATCTGGCCCAGTTGATCTTGGCAGCCAACCATTGACTACTACTGGAGCGGTATCTACTGGTGCGCTTACATCAACCTCGCTGACATCTACAGGTGCAGCAAGCGTAGCATCGTTAGCTTCTACTGGAGCGGTTACAGCAAAGACTATTGCGATTACTAACCCATCTGCGACAACCGCACTTACTATCAACCAATCCTTAGCTGGCAATGGTGTTGTTATTAACTCAGTTGATGGGACAGCACTTTCCATTCAAAGCACGAATACCAATCCAAATAAAGGTGGCACATTAGATTTTTTCAATCCTACTAGTGGCGATGTTGTATTTAGTGGAGCCGCTGATGGTAATTTTGTTTTTAACAACACAAGTTCAGCAGTAACTAAAGCTACTGTATTTGTTGGAGCTAATGTTGGTATTGGGATTGGTGCGCCAACCGACACGCTTCATGTTGCAGGAACAGCAAGAGTTGATGGTGTAACAACTATCGGTGGAGTAACAACTATCGGTGGAGCAACAACTATTAACAATACGGCAACTATTACTGGAGTTCCAAAACTAACTGGATTGTCAGTATACGCAAACAACGCAGCAGCAATTTCTGGTGGATTGGTTGTAAATGATGTTTACAAAACAGCAACTGGTGAACTCCGTATTGTTGTATAATGCCAGCAGATGGATCAGTCTTTGATGGTTTCACAAGTATCGTAGCGCAAGACGCAGATACTCACCCATCGTATTTGCCTCCAACAATGGTGGCAGAGTCTGTTAATCGAACATTCCGAGGCGGCATTAACAGAACAAGGCCGAGCATCCGTAACATCCCAATCGTAGCTGGAGAAGGTCAAGATGAGATTATCGTTAACGATATTCAGAATGGCAACTTCCAAGGTTCATATCCATATCGGGCGACGAACTTAAATACTAACGATGGAATACTTCTATCGGTATCTGGGGTTATCTACTTTTTAAAGATAGTAAACAACAAAGCATACGCTTACAAGATTATCGAAGGGAATGATCCCGGCATGATGCACACATGGTTCGTGCAAGCCGAGGATCGGGTGTACATCCAGAACGGATACCAGAATGCCATTGCGTGGGATGGAGACTTGAGCGTTCCAGCATACAGGCTCAACCCATATCTCAAGAAGATGCCGATTGGGACTATCATGGAATACGCTTTCGGGCGAGTATTCGTAGCTGATAGGCTTAACCAAATCTACGCCTCTGACATCATATACGGAAACGGATTTACAGATACCAAGAATACCGAGAACTTCACAGAGATCGGATACTGGGCAGAAGGCGGGGCGTTCTCTACTCCATCAATGATGGGGGATATCACGGGCATGAAAGTGATGCCACAGATTGGAAGCAACCTCCGCGCCCAAGGTGCATTGGTAGTTTTAACCGCTAATGGCGCATTCGCAATGGATGTCAGTATTCCAAGAGCGCAATGGGCATTAACCAATATGCAGACGATCAGCTTGCTTGGTCGAGGATGTGTGTCTCCATATACAGCTTTAGCTAACTCTGAACTTTGGTTTAGATCGCACGATGGTTGGGCATTCTATTCCAATAGCCAGTCTGAATTTGCTAGATACTTCTCGCTTCGCAAACTATCTAGGGAAGTGAACAAGTGGGTATCAAATGATACTCCTTGGTTAAAGCAATTCGCTTCTACGATGTTCTTCGACAACTATCTGATCAGTACGGTAGCACCAGAAACCTATCGGGCGGCAGGGGTAGAAGGACTCAATAGGTATCATAGAGGAATGGTTGTGCTTGACCTTGACCAATCTTCCTCGCCTTCGCCTGACGCACAGCTTTCTTTTCGCTGGAATGGCATCTGGACGGGCTTTAGGCCAACTCAACTACTCTCTGGATTGATCTCAGGGCAGACGCGAGGATTCGGATTCTCATTCGATAACGACAACAAGAATCGTTTGTATGAGTTCACCAATGCTACGGGAAGTGATTTCGGCCCGAATGGAACTAAACAGATCGAATCCTTCTTTACATCGGGAAGGTATGACTTCGCACAAAGCGGGGCATCGAACAAGTTCTTGAGGAAGCGAATTACTGGTGGCGAAATGTGGCTATCTGAAATTAATGGAGAAGTCACAAGCACGGCAGAGTTCAGACCAGACTCCTACCCATGTTGGAGCGAGCTTAAAGTTCCTACGACCTATGGGTGTAATCCATGCTCACCAGCTTTGAAAACCCCATGCAATCCACGGAGGGGTGGAGATACCTATAAGAGATACAAATTTAACTCACCTGACCCGTCTGAATGTAACTCTATTTCCGATATACCTGTAATTGAAGGAAGTGAGTTCCAGCTAAAGATTAACTTGA